TCTAACTCATCTGCTAGTCTTTCAACTGTTTCTCTACTTGGGTCTAGTCTGTATTGATTGGTCATCATTTCTACTTGGTCTTCAGTGTAGTTTACTGCCATAATCGATTCTCCCATTTTTTAATTAATCTTTCCACTGTATATCTAGACATACCCCATTCTTCTGCACAAGTGAGTATTGCATCTTCTCTACCGAGTTTTGCTTCCCAGTCATAGAACTCATACTCCATGTCATCTTCAGGTATAGACATAATTACTCCTATTATCTGCCTCGTGTGCTTCCCACTCACGAATTAAAGCGTCTCCTCTTAGTCTTTGACCAAAATATATCACTTTTCCACTACTTAGTTTTCTCTCAATAAGTCCACCATTGTACTCAATATCTAGGACTGATTTACCTTCTGCTGTATCTTCAGGTCTGTTATCATACCACATCGAGTTTAAACTATGTGCATGCACACCTTTAACTCCTTTAGACCATTCTTCTGCTTGTATGAGTTTTCTTTGTCTCTCTACTATATCATCAAACTGTCCCATTGAGTTCTCCTGTCTCAAAAAAGTTATAAACAAGTTCATCTGTCCACTCCGCTGGAACTATACCAGTGTCTTTGTATTCTTCAAACCACTCGAAGTCGTCATCTTTTAAATCGCACTGCAACTTTTCTTCTAGCAGAGTATTTAACTCACCACCATCAATGTATTCCTCATCAGAAGAACAATAGTATTCGCCTTCTTCGTGGTATGTTTCAAAGAAGTCTCTACCTATAAAGTTTCTGAACTCATCTTCATATGTCATTTTTGCACTTAGTTCGATATTGAACTTATTACTAGCAAACTCTAACATATTGCATACCATTTGATGTGGTGTAGACCACGCACTATAACCATTCATATACCCGTGATTTTCCCATTCTTCAATGTTTACCCACTTAGCACCACAGTTATCACAATACCACTGGTATGACTGTTTTATCCAACCATCTTCATCATACTCTCTAGCAATATTACTCATAAAAGGTTGCTCGTGTAAGTCTATCAACTCCTTATACTTTATAGGAGGTTCGCCCTCATTCCAATGTGGTCTTTCGTGTTCTTCACTTTTGAACAGAGAATCCCATTGTTCGTCAGTTAAACCTTCTACGCTTAAATTAAAATAAACATGATTTGCCATTATATATCTCCCTCTTTTCTTACTTCACTTCTTATTACTTCAAAACCATTAGGATAACGCTTTTCTAACTTCCTAATGTTTTCATCCATTACTTCATCAGGGGTAAAACCTAATGCTTTACAACCCTGTACCCAATACCAGAGAACATCTCCTAGTTCTCTTTTCATGTGGAAAATCTCATCATTTGAGAACTTACTATCTGCCTGAAATACTTTCTTTTTAACTACTTCAGCAAACTCTCCACTTTCTGCCATCATACCTATCAATGCAGTCATTAGTCTTGCCATATCTATTTCTTGCTCAACTACTTCACCATCTACTGTTGAGTGATTTCCTCGTAGGTATTCTACTCTATCACACATTTTGGTAGTATCTTTACTTACTGCTGAGGTACAACTATCTACAAATATAGCATAATCATTTATCTTACTCACGCTACACCTCCTGATATATCAGATATGAACTTCTCCATTTTTTGAATTGCTTCCATATCTTTTTTGAGTATGAGTTCATCATCTCTTATTATATTGCCGTCCTCTAACTCTATCCACATATGTTTACAGTTTCTTGTTGGTGACTCCCAATGTGGAAACTTACGTTTAGTGTCTAAAGGGTAGTTAATGGACTTTATCTTACTACCATTTGCTTCCATGCCTACTGCATAGTGTCTATTATATTTATTTGCCAATGTCTTTCACTTCTCCTTTAGGTATCACTTGATATGCACCCTTGTTATAAGCAATCGATACCGTGTACTGCTTACTGATGTCTGCTTTGAATGAGTTATCCTTAGGCACAGTATATTCTCCAACTGCTGCACTTGGATATGTTTTCTCATCACTTTTAAACTGTTTGTTTGCGACTTTATTAAAATTAGGTGTCGCTTTTTTACTTGTATAAAGGTGTTTTACCTTTCTTTTACGACCAAATTGGTCATACATCATACTACCTTTTTTCACTATCTTCTCCTAAATTGATGTTCACACCGTAGAGTATACCTAATCTATGTAGCATTTGCTCATACTCAAAGGTCAACTCTACTATGTGACTGTTTATTGCTTCCAAGTCGTCTAAACACAACTTGATTTCTTCCTCGTGCCTCTGCAGTTCCTCTTTGAGGTTGTCTGCTTCGGTCTTTGTTGGGAAAGGAATTACTTTACCCACGCCAGTCGTCCTTGTTATTAAAGTACATATATACTAAGAACATTGCGACTAGAATTAATACTGTTAAGTCCATATCGCCCCCACTAGCATTATAATTAATGCTGTATAACCGAACAGTAGTAGGAACCAATCTACAGAGTCAGAACTATCGAATGGTTCCCAAATTGCATCAAGTACTTTCCTCATCTCCCCTGTCCTCTGTACTTCTTGAACGAACGCTTCTTGTTCTTGTTCATATTAAGACTGATGTGTCTGTGTGAGTCGCCTTGTGCTGTTTTCTTTACATGACTCTGATGTACTGCTTTACCACCCCACCTCATGACTGCACCTCAGGACTTACCCACTCTATTTTGATACCTCTACGGACTAGTTCGTTTAGACACTTCTGTCTTACTTTAGGTTTCATATTTGAACCTCTGTCGTTGATGTACTCAAACAACTCTTGTTTTGGTGTGTTTTTGAGGTAGAAATGCTCCGTAGGTAATTTACTTGCTGGAACTCCTCTGATATATTTTTTTGCACTTGCTTTAAACTTTGCTGGCATAATGTACTCCTGTATTAAATTGTTAAACTTGGGGCAGTCCACAACTCTGCCGTGTATGTTCAGACATAACCTCCACACTCATTCAGTTAGGAAAATGTGGTTTCCTTTTCTTTTCATACATATATTATACTCACTTTTTTACCATCTGTCAAGAACTATTTTTAAATAGGTAGAAAAGTTTGATGTTAACTTTTGTAAGACAAAAAAATGGGACGCCGAAGCATCCCATCCAAACTGTTTGTTTTTTAAAGTGGTCGTGTCGGAATTAATCACAAACCTATCCACTGCGTAGCTAGAGGTGATGGATATTACAAACTTCAATCGAAGGTGCACTGCTTATTTCACATCACTTATCTACTAAGTTGCTCTATTTTAAAGTCTTTGAGATTGACTATTGTGTCGACTAATCGAGTGCGAACTTCTTCAGTATATCTACTGAGTGACAGAGCGACTGCCGTTCTCGTTCCATTCTCTTTCCTATCTAAAGGTTGCGACAAATCTGGGTAAACTGCCCCTCGTCCCGCAGTATACATTGGAATCACACTCTTGATTCCTTACTCTCACTCGGCACACTATGTGCACCAGCATATGTATCTGCTTACTTCCGTGACATCTTGCGATGGCAGATAACGTGGTTTACTTCTTGGTTTTATCCAACTTTCCCGAAGGCGTGGAATAAACTCAGCGTGGTTTCCTCACTCTACAATGATTGTTTGGTCGTAATCGTTGCGTCCTATTACCTCTGCTTTAGTAAACCCGAAGGTGGTAACGCCCATTAAAGCAGTAAAACAAATCGATTTTATACTCTCGATAGAGTGCCGAGTTATTTTGGTTCGTTATGCTCCGCTTACACCCTTAATCTACTCCAAGCAAAATGTTGGAGAGTATGGAATTACTGGAAGTATCCCCTCAAACCATTGTCGCATCAGTTCATGCGGTTATGACTCTATCTCCTTGCTGCGGAAGGTATGTCTCATAACGACTATCAAAAGCGGAGATTATTCACAATTAACGCACTCTCAAAATCCCAAAAGAGCATACGGCAGTGTTTAACGACTCGCCAGTCAAGTAGAAAACAACTCTCGATTATTTATTCGCTACCATTTTCTCTAAGAGTCTCTATGGGTCACTGCTAAATCATTTATTTTTTCGATTTATTGTTGTTTTCTTTGTTTCTGAATATATATTATACTCACTTTTTAACCTCTTGTCAAGAAAAATATTGATTTTTTTCTCGAAAGGTGGTCTGGGCAAGCAGTTTAATTTTAAGTGTTGCTACCAAGTAATTGGTCTGTTATCACTTTCTGATGCCCAGTCCCAGCGTGTTCGGAGGTTCTGCGTTGCTTTCCCACTCAGTATGTCGGTGGTTCTGTTAGTTGCTTTCCACTCTCGGTTTCGCTTTCTCTTTCTCTCAAAAGATACATATATTATACCGACTTTGAGAGGGTTTGTCAATAGAAACATTACTGTTTTTACTGAAACTTTACTTTGAACAGGGGGGTGTATTTGACCCACCAAAAGCGAGGGGTGAGGGAGTCGAACCCCCGACTGTCACTAAAGTATCTTATTAGTGCCGTGCTTCCGTAGACACCTACCCCTCTAAACTTCTTACCCTGTTCAAAGTAGATTACTTAGGGTAATCAATCCTTGACACTTATTGTGAGATTGCGTCAACTAATCTTTGTAGGTCTTGCTTGCCTGCTTTGACTAAAGTCGGAACTTCAATTCCAAAGTGGTCAGCAATTTGAGCAACTAATTCTGCTTTTGCCACTACTGGTTCGCCAGATTTGGTTGTTCTAGGTTGTGCTACATACACTCCCTCTCTGCTTAGTTTAGCAA